GAATGGCACCTCCAGGTGCGTCTACATCACGAAACTCACCCGGAGATAGCGGATCGTCGTCATTCCGTATCCGCAAGCCTCGCGCTTTGAAGCCCGCCGGTAAGTTTGACAGGGTCCCCGCGTCGATAAGCTGACGCAACGCTGCGGTAGCCGTGCGACTCAAACCGCCAATCATGTGGATTAAGCCAAGTCCATAGAACCCAAACCCAGGCAAAAACTTGAAATGTACGAAATACTGGTTCTTTTTGTAGTTTGGATCGTCTTTCGTGTAATTCCTGCGGACACTGAGCACCGCACCACTGTCCTCGGACACAGTCACGATATATGGAAGCTTGATACCAGTGGGCTCCCCATCGTCTCCCATGTCTTCGTAACCGTCGAGGTCCAAATCGACGTGGCATTCAAGAAGAGTTATCTCCTTGTCTACAATTGTCGGCTCTACACCCGTAATGTCGTCCATCTCTTCGCGAACTGTAGAAGGCTCCGACTGCGACGGCGTTACTTCTACGTCGGCATAAAAACCAGCGCGTTGTTTCTTACGGAGTTCGTTCTCGGTAACTTGAATTATGTGGGTGACGTTTTCAGCCGTCTCCAGATCCGTTGCAATGTACGGAACAATCAACTGCTCCGCCGGAACAAACTTACTGACCGCCCTGCCAAGAAACTCGTCGTAATATACTTTCTTAAACGTAGACCCAGATAGCGGTAGATAGAAGAGCATCTGATCGAACTCAGGGGTGTACTCTTTCATCACGCACGTAATCTGATAATTCATAAAGTGGCGAACGCGAGTGGCCTGATCTTCCTTCTCTTGAGTGACCTTACCTACAATCTCCGTGCGTACCGGACCACCGGCAGGCAACAATTCACCAAAAGCCTGCGCTTGAAACTGAGTAACGGCCTCGGCAAGAAGTGGATGCGTAACGCCCGTCGCACCACGGAAGGGCTCTGATCGTTCTTCGTACTGGAAACCAAGCAACTCAAGACCGGTGCGATAGGCGTCTTCCCAATCCTTGCGGCCTTCCTTGTTTGCCTCGTAGTCCTCTACAAGTTGAGACGACATTCTAGAGACAACGGAATCATCCAAGTTGTCTACAAGGTTTGCATAGAAGTCGCCCGTATCAGGGGCCGACATAACCGGATCAAAGTCAATAACGACGCCACCATCCTCTTCAAACTCAATCTTGAGTTCCGGATCCTCGACCAGAGCCTCGTCCTCTACGGTGATCTCAACACCTTGAGCATCCTCCAAGTCCAACTCCACCTGAGGTAGCGCATCCCGGCGCTCTACAAGGGAGCTTGTCCCAAAGTTGCTGCGAGGTAACGGGTTACGAGCCATGGTTATCGCCTCAACGACATAATGCCGCCATATGCTCTAGCTTGAGGAGAAAAGAAGTCCCCTGTCTGCGGATCAAAGCCAGGATTCTCGGTAACGCCCTGACCAAGTGGCTGTTGCATTGGAGGCATTGCAGGCCGAACAAACCCCTCCGACCTCATCAGTCCACCCATAGGATTACTCTGAGAAGGTAGATCCATAAGTTGCTGCTTTTGTTCAGGAGTAAGATCTCTTACCGCAGAACCTTCCATGGCCTCTGATCTAAATCTCATTAGCATAGCTTCTAAACTATTCGTGTCCTTATCCCCTAATGCTATGCGAACACTAGCCGAAGTATCACCACTAAAATTAAGTATCGCATTAATCAGATCATTGCGATATTTATTAACGGCACCCTCTAGATCTTTCGCTGCGGCCTCGCCGCCTTGCTGGTATCCAACCGGGCGAAATCCCATCATATTCATGCTAATATCTCCTATTACCGGCGTCTCAACCTACCATTCTTGGTTGCTCATATAAAGGTTTGTCTACAAGACCGCCATCCGCTTTGCTTTTCGGAGGAAAACCTCCTTCAAGAACAGTGGGCGTCGTTGCACGGTCCATGGCTTTCTGATCCCAGACAACGGCGTTCTTGGTCCGCGTGTCCTCTTTCGGTTCAGGGTATGTAAGATCAAGTTGGACGCCGTTTTCTATCATTTCCTCAATGAGAGATATCACTAAATCCGAAGCGTATGGGGGGACATCACCGTAGACACCGGAGTTCCATGTAGGTCTCTCGTTGGGCTCCAGTTCTTGCATCTTGTTAAGCCAATCGTCTTCGCCTGGAAGACTCTTAGCGAAATCTAATGCTTCGGGAAGTCCTTTTGAATGAAAAATAATATTCTCTGCATCTCGTCCATGTTGCCTAAATGCCCGTGTCGCCCGTAGAGCGGGTACAGAACTAGGCGCTAAATCGGCATCTGGAACAAACCCCAGCTTTCGTTTTTGCACCTTTTTAAGGTAACTATGCATTGTATCGCCATTAAGTGTAAAACCAATGGGTTCAGAAACGTCTGGAGGAGGATCTGCATAGCGGCTCTGTTGGTCAAAATACTTGTTTCCTGGGATACCCGCATCTGCAAATTCCTTTGCAAGTATTATCTTTGCCTGCCTCTCGGAGTTTGTATCCCTCGCTATCACTTGTAAAAGGTCCATGGACAATTCTTGCCCATCTAGGTAACGGGTTACGAGCCATTCTTGGCCTAAAGATGCAAACCCTGCGGATAGTCGATCAGCCCCATCTAGCTGTCTAATAGATTCTGGTGCTGCCATGTGCATTAAGCCCGGTAAATTGTCTTCCATCAGTAGCTTAACGGAAGGCATCCGTAGAACCTTTTCTAGAATCTCGGGTTGATCCGACAGCTTCATGTCGAGATCTATCATGTTCTTCCAATCTTCTGGGTGGTAGGCAAACTCAACAAGAGCGCCAGGGGTCCCCTTCAAGTTATACTTATTCATCACCTCAATAAGCCGGAGATTGTCTGCTACTCTCCTCTCAAGAACCTCCGCAGAACGCTCTTGCGAGAAGATTCTCCCCGGATAGACTCTTTCATCAGGCAGATGAACTTCAACAAACTTCCGGGCTTCTCTTGCCTTTTTTGTATTCTCCAAAACAAGTTGTTCCGCGTTACGTAATACGAAATCAAGACTAGTGTCCGTAGTGTCCCCGAAGCGCATTTCTCCTTCAAGCCGTTCCAAGATACCCGCAAGGATATTTACGTCTTCCACGTCCACGCCAAAGTCCTTGGCAAATTTCTCCATATTTTTTCGCTTCAAACGCATATTTCCCAAGTCTCCCCTTTTCAGCGCCATTTTTTTATCTAATTCCGTTATCTTCGGGATGTTGAAAGATTTCGGCAGAAGCTTATTGTTAAGAAGAACGCGCCCTTTGGGCTCCTTGTTGAAATAATCTCCGGCAACGTCCAGGGCCTGTGCAGAATACAGCCCCGTACCTTTCATTGCGGCACCCTGACCAAGGGGGTCTTCTTTCAAACTAAACTCACCTATATCAAACCTGCCACCCTCAATTTCGGGAGAAGGAGTGCCATGACGCACTTTAATTCTTTCGCCTAGTGTATCCGAATCATAATCCCAGTCGAATTCTCCACTCTGTAGCATAGGAGGAAGTGACATAATCCCTTTTGGTTCTTGGGCCGTGGGCGTCAAAGCCTGCTTGAAGTACTCAATCCCAGGTTTATCCAGTCCAACCAGTTCGTGCATCTTGTTCTCACGCAACCAATTGACCATAGCCCCGGCGTCGTCCTTGACGGATTCCGGCATCTCACCCCAGAAAAGCTGCGCCGCAGTAACAATCGGGCTTATCCGCCCACGCATCAGGCTCCCAATGCCACGGAACATCTGTCCTTTTGCAGGAGGCTTCTCTTTCGGTACAAGTTGTTGACCAGGAGGCGGCTTCTTTAAATCACGTATATCACCCGCGACTCGCGAACCAATGTCCGAAGCCATAAGGCCTTTTTCTAAAACCGAAGGGTCCGTGGGCCGTGGATCGTTTGTCTTTTCCGACAAATACTCTAAATCTTTATGCAGACTGCTTACTTTTTCAGGAAATAAAAGACCTTCTGCTCTTTCGCCCCCATCAAAATAGCGAAGCTCAACAGGAAGGGTTTTCCAACCCAGAGCTTTTGCCGCCATTATCCTATGATTACCTTCACTAACCCAAGGAACGCCATCGTATCCAACCGTAATAAACGGCACATACTCTTCAGAGGCAGGGTCATCTTTATCTAATAAAGGAAGTTTGCCTGTTTCTTCCATATGGCTTTTAAGCCAAGCTAAATCCTGTTCGCGAACATTTCCCTGCTCTCCTCTTAGCCCCTTAAGCGTTGCTAATAAATCTACAGGTAAGTTAACTTTTCTAAAACTTGCCGTTACATCACCAAGGTGGGGTGCTCCGTACTCATCCCTACCCTTTTCTTCTGCATATTTAACCTTACGTGCTAACCAGTCTCCACCAGGATTGTCTAGAGATAGCTTTGGATCGTCGTCCGCCATAGCTAGATTCCCGTCTCAAAAGGGAACCGCAGCTTACAGGAAGCTATAAAAAGAGATGATACAATCACCACAAACACGATCCAGAAAACAACGACAAGTGGGTTCCTCTTCTCTTTAGGAGGATGCACCTTCGGGATTACCGGTTTCTTAGCCACGGCCCATGGCTCTATATAAGCCGCTATGCGAAATCTGAGGCAGGGACGCTAGTCCGCCCTGTGCAAAATCATGTTTCTGCTGGTAATCCGGTATCGTCTCGTCAGGCATTTCACCGAAACCCTCTTTAGCTCCAAAAAGTCCCCCCAAATTTGGAGCCTCTTCCTGAACACTTGTCACCATGTCTTGAACTGCTTCTTGAGTACCCGCCGCGACAGGAGAAACATCCGAAGGAACCCCAAGGCCCAGCGAGCCAAGCACATCCGAACCATGTCCCGCAAGGCTGCGCCCTGTCGTAGCCATACTTATGGCGTTTGCCGCTAGACCGAAAGGGTTGAGGTTAACCGCCGTGTTGACGAGACTAGATATAGGATTATTAAGAGTGTAACTGACATAATTTCCAAGGGCATCGAACCCCTTAGTGAACAAACTTCCTATGCCGCCAAATATTCCACCAGCTTCGTCAGGTTCTTGGCCCAAGGCCCCGTCAACAAGGCCCAACGAAGCATCGGCGTCCACGGCGACCCCGCTCATGCCAGTTCCCATCATGTCAATTTCCGCACCAATGTCACCGGGTGCGTCACCGGGGGCGTCGGGGTCACCTCCCACTGATCCTTGGCTGTCTCCTTCAGCATCAGCATCAGCATCACCATCCGAATCACCACCATAGAACTCAGGCATACCCGTCATGGGGTTCATGGAACCGCCACCACTGACCCGGTCAAGGGGCATTGCTTCTTTGGGATTGATATGAGCAAGCATCGTGTCGCCGTTTCTGCCGTACTGCTGTAGCAGTGACGCCATGCCTTTGAGGCTCTCAGGATTCATTTGTCTCATCATCAGAGAGTCTCCCACGTCATGTCTTATCTGCGGCATCGTACTGAAGCATACAGGAACCTACCCATAGTAACTGCGAAGACGAACGGATGGCGCAGAGTCTATCCAGTCGTCACTCGGAAGTTGTACAAAATTACCCTGACGATAACGCATCAAGGCTTGCGTGGTGCTATCGACAAGGTCGTCGTG